TCAACATGACCACATCGAGCGAGACCACGGTGATCGTGCAGGGTCCGATAACCTCGGTCCCCGTACAGTAACGGCATAACGCCCACTCGCGGCGTCGTGGAATCGGGCAGCACGCACCCCTGAGAGGGACGTGCTGCCCGTCCTTTTGTCTCGGCGGGCGATCGCTGCCGGCCCGTGACGCCCGCTCCCGAAGAGGGCACGGAACAACCATCGGGCCGGCCGCGCGGCGCCTCGATCGCGGGCGACAGCGAAGGCTCGGGACGGCGCGGCACATGGCCATGCAAACGCGCCCCATTGATGATGCGCTCGCCGTCGCAGGGCGATGGATGCTGGACGGCTTGTCTGGCGGTTGCCGCGCCGGCTCATCGCGGGCCGAGATGCGCTCAGCCCCCGGCGAGTTGCGAACATGGCCCGCTTCACGCCAAAGATGGGCCTGTTGGCGACGTCGCCAACACCCAGCCAAGACACGCCGGATGGCTGGAGGTCGCGCATCGCCCGTTTCGAGATCTCCACGAGGCTTTCGACCTTGTGGCGCGGGACTGCCTCATGGCCCAGTTTCCCATTTGCCCCGCTGTCCCCGACAGGGCGGCGAAATCGACATTGTGGGTCGTGTCGGGCGCCCAAGGACCAATGGTTTCGGGTCTGGATCGCAAGGCCGACGGTGCGCCACGGCCACGTGATCCGCGCGGGGGGCCGACACGCGTCAAGGACGCCGCGCCGACCGTCGACATTTGGCCCTCGGCGCGGCTTATGGCCTGCTGACACGGTCTGCGCCGGCCATATCCTGCGGCGCGCCAGCGACATCCCATCACATGTAAACCGACAAAATGGTCGGGGAGACAGGAGCCGATTTTCGGCAGCTACAGCGATGATAAACATGGATTTCGTCTCGATCGGTTTTTGGTGATGACCCTTAGGATGCCCCTTTTCGGCGCGGGTTAGCCGGACGGCGCGAGCTGCTGCGCGATCCATTGCTCGACTTCCGATTCGAGCCACACGACGCGCGCCGTGCCCTTCAGCCTGAAATTGTCGGGAAAGGTCTTGCCGCGCTGGCGGTAGATGCTCGACGTGCTCAGCGACGTCTTTCGTTTCACTTCATCAATGCCGATCAGGCGATCGCCTGATCGGATCTGCGCATGCGTGTCCATCATCATCGGACTCTTTCGTTCTGGCGCTCTTGGGGGAGGGAGACGGGCCATCATGCCCGCTCCTCGATAGGCTGCGCTTCGGGCGTGCTCGCGGCGGGCGGCGCGGTTTCGCTGCGCGACTGGAAGCGCAGCAGCGGGTGGACCCAGCTTCGGGCGCGCTTGAGCGCGCGCGTGGCGGGGCCGACGAGCTCGCGCAGCTTGAGGGTCTTCCAGGTCCGGAACGCCATGTCGTCGACGAACGGCTCGGCCTGGGCGAGCATCTCGGCCTTGGGCATCAGCGCGACGAGCTCCTCGGTGGGCTCGACCAGCGCCGCCAGGTTCACGCCCGCGGTGCCGCCCGCCATCTGCGCCAGGAAATCGTGGAGCGGGACGCGGTAGCCCTCGGCATTGGCGGACCGCTCGAGCGCGATGCCGGCGGCGATCGCGCCGGCGCGGCGGCGCGTGTCTTCGTCGGCGAAGAGGAAGTGCTCGAACGCTTTCACCGGGTCTGGCTCGGCGATGCACGGATGCGCCGCCAGCTCCTGTCGCGCCGCCGCCCAACGCGCGTGCGCGGCGGTCCGCTCAACGTGATCGCTCGCCTGAGACGGACCGGGATCGTCATCGCGGCGCAGGCCGCGCACGCCGATCGGGCTGCGCACGGCATAGCGAGCCAGATCCTCGCGCACGATGCTCCAGATCATCAGGCGCGTGCCGAGCTGGCCCGCCGCCTCGGCATCCTCGAGCAACAGCGCGCGCAGCATCTCGCGCCGGAGCGAGCGCAATATCTGCACGGCATCGGCGGTGAGGCCCTGCTCGCGCTTGAGCGCGGCGTCGGCCGACTGGCGATAGCCGTAGCCGGCCACCTGCCCGATGGCCGCTCCTTCGGGGATGCGCGCGTTGGCAAGCCGGCCCGCCGCGCTCGCCGCATCGGGCTGTGCGGCGGGCGCGGCCTTGCGGTTACCGGCGGCTTGCTTCTTGTCCTTGTGGCTCGCCCACCAGAAGCGGATGTCGACGCTTCCGTCCTCCTCGATCTCGAGTGTGACGACGACGGCGCCGTCGGGGAGGATCAGCCGTCGGCGATCCTCGATCGCCCGCAGCTGCGCTTCGGCGGGCAGGTAGACGTCATCGATGGCGGCGATCGCCGTCTTGCGCTCGTCGGTCTCGGGTGTCTCGAGCAGCTGCTCGGCCTGCGCCTCCAGCTCGTCCATCTGTGCGCGCAGCCGCTCGGCCGCGCGCGCGTCGGCCTCGGACCGCCACTCGTAAGCCGGGTCGATCCAGAGATCGAGCGGATGCGACAGCGCGGCGTTGACCTCGAAGCGCAGATCGCGCGCGGCCTGGCGGCGGAGGCGCGCGCGGACCTGTTCGAGCTTGTCGTCGGCCAGGCGCGCGAGCAGGCCTTCGTCGGTGACGCGGCCGCGCTCCTCGGCATCCTCGGCGAACAGGTCGAGCTCGTAGCGGCCGCCGGCCTGCCGATAGGCCTCCTCGCCCACGAAGCGGAGCCGCAGCATGGTCTCCGCGTCGCCGATCTTGAGCATCTTGCGGATGACGGAGGCGGAGTTTGGCGCCGACCGGAGATAGGGCGACTGGCGCATGAAGCCCCGGAAGGCGACCAGCTGCAGCTCGCGATCGTCGGTGGCGCCGAAGGCGCGCGCATGATCCAGGGTGATGTCCCCGCGCTCGAGCGCGGCGAAGACGTCGGGATGCAAGCTGCCGAGCCGCTGCCAGCGCCGCACCGTCTCCAGGGTCTGGCCGTTGGTGTCGGCGATCTCCTGAAGCGAGCGACCGCGCGTAAAAGCCCGGTGCACCGCGGCACAGACCTCATAGGGGCGCAGATCGACGCGGACGAGGTTCTCGGCCAGCGAGAGGTCGATCAGCTCGCCCTCGTCGACGCCCTCGCGCACGATGACCTCGATCGGGTGGTCGGCCGGCAACCGGCCCTCGTCGACGAGCTGGCGGAAGGCGCGGTATCGGCGGCCGCCAGCGAGCGCGCCGTACATTTGCGGCTCGCCCTTCCGGCGCTTCATCGGGTGGACGACGAGCGGGTAGAGCTGCCCGCGCGCCATGAGCGATTCGGCCATGCCGTCGACGGCGTTGGCGTCGGCCTGGTTGGTGCGCGCGTTATAGGGCGAGACGCAAAGCTCGCCGATCGTCAGCGTCTTGAGTGACATGAGGGTGTCTCCCGAAGTTGGCGGGGGGGGGGCGGCGTCGGCCGACGCCGCGGCGATCGGAAGGGCAAGCTGCCGCCCTTCCAGCGGGTAGAGACGGTCGAGCGCGTCGCAGACGAGGCAGGCGCACAAGCCGGTCATGGACGCCGCCTGCTTTTACAGGACTCGAAGTCGCGGGCGTGGCGCGGGCACAGATCCTTGTCGGGCGCCGGGCTCGTCGTGCAGCGCGCGCAAATCGGCGCGTCGCAGGTCGGGCTCTTGCGGATGCGGTTGGGCACCTTCCAGTCGCAGAGCAGCGTCCCCGGCCGACCGCAGCCGCAGCGGCCGATCGAGCGGCGCGCGCCGTAGACTATGGCGGCCGTGCCGTTCGGGAGGACGATGCGCTCGCAGGTCATCCCGCCCATCCTGAAATGAAGGCGGTCACTGCTTGCTTCAGCTTGCGGAACCACTCGACTTCTTCCCAGTCGAGGTAGCCCGACTGCTCGGGGTCACCCTCGATCTCCATAGCGAGGTTGAGCGCCTCGGCGAGCTTGCCGACGACTTCCTCCGCAAAAGCCGATCGCTCGCTAAACGCACCCTCGCGGTGGAAGCGGAGCAGCTCGGCCACAGCCTCGGTGGCCTGCTGCGCTGCGACGATCGCGGCCTCTTCAATGGTGAAGGCCTGATCGGCGAGCGGCGTCAGAGGCGTCCTCACAGCCCCGCCTCCTCTGGGGTGGGCCAGTTCCAGAAGCCTTGGCGCCCGCTCATGGGGATGGGTTCGGGCCAGACTTCGATATCGGTGAGGGGCCAGCCCCAGCGAACGTGTTCGTCACGGTCGCTGTCGTTGGCGCGGGAGACGCCGAACTCGGCCGCGATCAGGGTGCCGAGGCGGGGCTCGCCGAGGATGGCAGTGCCGAGGCCAGCGGCGAGCGGCAGGGGGTCGCGATCAGCCATCCATGCCCGCAAGAGCACGGGGATCGCCTTTTCAGGGATGAGGCAGGTTTCGGCTGCGAGCGTGCGCAGCTCTTCGTCGAACTCCCGCCCCGCCAGGATGTTGTGATAGGCGGCAGCGTCAACTCGATCAATCGGGCGGGTGGCGGCGTGAATGACTATGCGCTGGCCGATGAGCGAGCGCGGGGGTCGCCAGCTGCGGAACTCGTAGGGCTTGGCACCCGCCATGATCAGGCTTGCCCAAGGCTGCCAGACGGTGAGGGCCTTCACGCCCCGCCTCCCGCCATCGCGACGAAGGCGAGGAAGAACCAGAGGGCGGTGCCGAGCGCGGCGGCGGTGAGGCCGATCAGGGCGCCGTCGCGCAGCACCAGCCGGAGCGGTCGCGCGGCGTTGGGCGAGCGCGGCTTGTCGGGCGCGCCATTCATGCCCGCGAGCCTTTCCGCTTGCGCGGCGGGCGATCGGGGTCGGCAGCGGCCGACCCATCTTTGCGGAGCCGCAGGCGATCGACGATGACCGCGACGGCGCGCAGCGCCTTCTCCCTCGCGCCCGCCTCGATGTCGGGCAGATCATCGTCGTTCAGGATCGACGTCGGACGTTCGCGAATTCGGGCAACGATTTCGCGCACATGGTCGAGCATCGCCTGCTCAACGACGCCAGCCGCGAAGGCGCGATCGTTGAAGTTAAGAGCCTCGGGGTCACGCCGGGGCGCGGGAGGCGGCGGTGGCGCGGCGGACGCCTGACGCGGGTCAGCGGCCGTGCTCGGCAGGCGTTGCTCCTCGTCGCGGCTCGACAGCCAGACGAACAGGCTGTCGCAGCACGATGTGCAGAGATCGGCAGGCGGGGCGCCGGCCACGCCGATCGAGCGAGCGGCCGCGCCGGGCCTGATCGGCGGGGCGGCCGCGCGGATCGAGCCCCAGTCGAGCGATGCCGACGCGCCGGCCTGGCGCTCGGCCTTGGCGCCGCAGCGGTCGCATTCGAAAACCTCGAAGGTCGAGACGCTCATGGCCGCTCATTCAGCTGGCGGTCGATCGACTGCAGATCGCCGATCAGGCGCTTGAGGCCCCGGCGCGAGAGCAGGGTCGCGATGACCTCGCCCGTGGGCGCGGCGGCATTGCCGCCGTGCAGGCACAGGACGACGCCGCCGAGCTCGGCCGCGGGCGCCCAGCCCATGGCGAGGCCGTCGCAGATCGGCAGCATCGTGTAGTGCCCCGGCGCGAAGGCGTTGGGGAACCAGGCGGCGCGATCGCCGGCGAGCATCAGCGGATGCGGAAAGGGCGGGCAGTCCGCCGGCGCGAGCCCCAGAACCTCGCCCATCAGTCGAGCCCCAAGGCGGCTTTGTACGTCTCGAGCAGCGCCTCGGCTTCCTGCCGGACATGCTTTTCGAGCCGGCGCAGGCGCACGATCTGACGGATCGTCTTGACGTCGTAGCCGGTGCCCTTGGCTTCGGCGTAGACGTCCTTGATGTCGTCGCCGAGGCCCTTCTTCTCCTCCTCGAGCCGCTCGATGCGCTCGATCAGGAGGCGCAGCTGGTCGGCCGCGACGATGTCCTTGCCCATGTCAGGATACTCCGAAGATGCTGAGCACGCCGGGGCCCTGGACCAGGCGGTCGATGATGAAGGCGAGGCCGAGGCCGAGCGCGAGGCCGACGAAGGTGAGCCGCGCCCAGCGATTGGCGAGGCGCATCGCGCGGACCGCGTCGGGGGTGAGCGCGGGCGGGGTGCAGCGCGGGCAGCGGCAGCTCTGCGGGTGGATGGCCTGGCGGTGCGTCACCGCGGGGCGTCGATCGCGGCCGATCATGCCGCACCTCCTTCCATCAATCTGGCAATTCGAAGCAGCGTTCGCTGATCGGCGAGCGAGAGGTTTGCGAAGCGCACCGCCATCTCGCGCTGGTGGGGGGACAGGATTGGGGGCTGCGGCGCATCGCTCCCCGGGTCATCGGTCTCGCCGGTCAGGTAAGCCGGAGTCGTGCGCAGCTCCCGGGCGATGAGATGCAGCTTGGTGCTCGCCCGCTGCCCACCTTTGACCATGCCGTTGATCGTGCTCTGGTCGAGACCAACCCGCCTCGCGAGTTCGGCCTGCGACAGGCACCGAGACGCGAGCAAATCCCGAAGGCGTTCAGCGATCATGCCGCGACACTCCGGGCGATCTCGCGCGCGTCGCCCGCCGCGCAGGCGGTGCAGAGCGTCGCGCTGTGCCAGTCGCAGGTGTCGCAGACGCCCGTCGCATCCTCGATCACGCACGGGTCGAACTCGCTGCAGGCGCAGACCGCGCACAGGCGGAGCGGCGCGCCGGCGGCGACGCCGTAGCTGCGCAGGTCGGCGAGCTGGCGGAGCACCGGCAGCGAGAAGGGGAAGGCGGCGAGCAGCGCGTGCTGGACGTCATGGCCGATCGCGGCGACGTCGGCCTCGATCCGCTCGATCCAGGCGCGGCGGTCGATCTCACCGAGATGCGGCACGGTGTCGACGGCCGCGGCGACGTCGTCGACCGAGAGGCCGGCCGCGCGGCGTCGCGCGGCGAGATATTGACCGGGGGTGAGCATGTTCGGGCACCTTTCGAGGGTCGAGCGGCAACAGAAAGGCCGTCCCGGCAGCGCTGTGCGCGCGGGCGGCGGCGGTTCGGCAAGCGGGCGGACGGCGCGGCGCGCTCAGGGCGGGGCGCGGCTGTGCGGTTCGGGCACGATCAGGAAGTGCTCAAGCGAGAGCAGGCAGCCCTGCAGCACCTCGATCGCCTCGCGCAGCTCGCGCTGGGCGATGCGCCGATCGTTGTCGGTGGCGTCGGGCAGCGCGACGCGCATGAGCGCGGACTGCGCCTGCGCGGTCTCGGTCGCGACGACGACGGCGCGGCGGAGGATCTCGAACTGGTCGGCGAAGCTCGCGGCGACCGACGCCTTGATGAGATAGCCATAGGCCTCGTAGATCGGCTGACCCGATCCGCCATGCTGCTGGAAGAGGATATCGAGGGCGATGGCGGCGGGGATGTTGACGCGCTCGTCGGCATCCTCATCCCCCCATTTGCGCACGGTGCGCTCGGCGTAGCCGACGGTGCGCGCCATCTGCGCCCAGCTGCCGGGCACCTGGCCGGCGATGCGGGCGAGCGCGCTATCGACGCTCAAGGGGCGGCGCTCCTTGGTCATGACGCCGCGCCCATGCCGCGTACAGGCGCCGCGTCCGGCCGATCCGGCGATGCAGGCCGGAGGAGGCCGGACGCGGGCAGATCGCGGGCCCGGCCAGGCACGCGGCGATCCGGGGCGGCCTGCGCGCCCCAAGGTGATGCGCCAGCCCCGGTTGAGAGCTGTCGGGGCTGGCGCTGCCCGGCGGGAGTGCCCGGGCTTGAACGAAACGATCCGAAACGAGACGCTGCACTGCGCGTCGGCTTTTGCCGCCGACGCGGAAAGCCGTGCGGGCTAGCCGACAGCCATGATGACCGCGCCGCACTCATGGCCGCACGTCGAGATGGTCGGCCGAGTCGGCGGCGAGGGCGACAGGCGCGAGATCGCGCGGATAGATGTCCGGACGCAGATCATGCCGCGAGATGCCGGTGGCGGCCTCGACGGTCAGGACGTGCTCGGCGGGAAGGGGTTTAGCTTTGTGAAGCCAATACCAAACGGACGGCTGAGCAATACCCAAAAGACGCGCCATGCTCCCCTGCCCCCCAACAATCTTCACCGCCTCATGCAGCCAAGCGAGCGGTGACAAGGGAGATTGATGACTCATGCAAAGCCCGCCAATAGACGCTGATATTAACTGGTCTATATCACAATCATTATCGCTTGCAATAGATAAAAATATCATAAGCGCGGCCATGGTTCTCGGGGGACGCATCTTAGAGCGAATGGAGATGCTAAAGCTCTCTCAGGCGGAGCTGGCCAGGCGTGTGGGGATGAAGCAACCCAGCATTTTCAACCTGATACATCGATCGAAGAAGGGCTCTACGAAGCTCCACCTCATCGCCAGGGAGCTGGAAACGACGCCAGCCTACCTTATGGGGGAAACAGACGACCCCTATGCAGACGCTCCTGCTCCTGTCCGGCTAGACTCGGAGGAGCGGCAGCTTCTCGACGCCTTCCGCCGACTCAAGGACATGGATCGCCGGTCTTGCCTTTACATCGTGAAGGAGCTGTCTGATCGCATTCCGAAGACGGTCCTGCTGCACGACGAGGCGCGGCCCTATGAACCGGAAGGCAGGCGCGGATAAACGCGATCATCGCGAACCGAAGAAATATGATTCCGCGAGCGCGGAACGGAAGTTCTAGCGCACCTTCGGGCGGCCAATTTGTTCACTCAAGCCGTCGCCAAGTTGATGCAGTCTATCGCTTTTTTCAGACATTCGCCATATGTTCCAGCGGGTGGACAACGCCGCGAACGCCCCCCGTCCCCCGCTGCGGCTTGCGCCGGACATGGTCAGCCGCAAGCTGCAGGTGCTGCACTTCGTCGAGCATTATTACGCGCTGCACAAGGTGGGGCCGTCGCTGGGTGAGATCGCCGCGGCGCTGCAGACCAACCGCACCCGGGTGCAGGACGCGCTGCGCAAGCTGGCGAGCGAGCGCCGCATCCACCGGGTGCCCGGGGCGCGGCGCGGCATCCGGCCGATCAACGCCTTCGAGGATGCGGTGCGGCAGCTGGAGGCCGCCGGCTACATCGTATGGTCGCAGACGATGCACGTCTTTCCGCCGGCGACCGTTACAAATACGGGACTGATCCCGGCGCCCGATCTCGACCATGATCCCGATGCGGACGGGTGAGCGGAGGCGGTGGGCAGCATGACGACAGAGAGTTTTCCGGCGGAGACCGGCGCGGCGCCGCGCGGCGACGCCCGGGCGGCGCGCCGCCAACAGGCGCTGCACCAGGCGCAGACGCAGCGCGCCTGGGCGGCGCGGCATCCGCAACTGGCGGCCGACGAAAAAGCGATCCGCAAGGGGCGCCGCGCCGCGATCGCGCGTTGGGGACACAAGGCCAACGGCACGATCGAGACGCACGACCATGCGAGCCAGGTGCGCCAGGGCGCGCTGGCGCGGCTGTACCAATCGGGCGCGATCGACGCGCACCAGCTCGCTTATGGCGCGCAGATCGCGGCGATCGCGGAGCGGATCGCCGGCGACGTGATGGTGCGCACCGCCAGCCTCGAGACGCGCGTCGACAGCTCGCGCCATCATGACGCGTTCTTCGAATCGCTCGGCGCGGTGTGGAACGAGGTCGCCTATTCGCGGTGGCGCGCGGCCTTGGGCGCGGGCGCGGCGTGCATCCTCGACATCATCGTGCGCGACGTCGGGATCGGCGCGGCGGCGCGGCGGCACCGGACGCACGCGCGCCGGGTGCGGGCGCAGCTGATCGCGGCGCTCGACCTCTGGGACAAGATCCACGGCGAGGTGCGGCGCGAGATCGACCCCGCCACGGTCGCCGCCGCGCACGCCGGGATCCTCTAAAAAGAGGCGCCGTTACAAAAACGAGACTGGCGAAATGGCCACGGAGCGGGCAAACCGACCCCGCCACAATTGCGCCCACAGGGGCGCCACCGTTGCCCTTCCCCGGCCCGCCGCTCCTCCCAGCGGCGGGCTTTCATCGTTTCTGGAGGCCCATGCCCCAGCCCAGCCCAGCCGCATCGCGCGGCGGCCGCCGCGTCCGCGCGACGCCGGTCCGGCCCGCCATCGTCGATCAGCTCGAGACGCCACGCGACGCACTCGACCGCCTGATCCACGACATGCGGCTGGGCACCCCTTCCCAGCGCGTCCACGATGATTTCGAGGAGCGCGCGCAGCAGATCGCGGCCGCGATTGTCACGCCGTTTCGCGGCGCCGCCGCGCCCGTCGCCCAGCCCCTTCATGTCGAAAGGAACGGCAGCCGTGCCTCAGCCTGGTTCTGACCATCCGGCCGACCGCGTCCGGCTCGACGCGATCGGGCCGCTGCTCGACGGCGCGCCCGACGATCAGGTCCGCGTCACGCGGCGCTGGCTGCGCGCGGTCGAGCGCGAGCTCGCCTGGTATCGCGCCCATTCCCGGCCCGCATCATGAGTGATCCGAGCGAGTTGCCGGCCGGCCGGCGCGACATCGACGGGCAGATTTACTGGACCAACGCCGATGGCGGGCTGATCCCCGATGGCGCGGTCAAGTCGATCGACAAGCTGCAGGACGAGCTGGTCCGCAAGATCGTCGGCTTCGCGCTTCCGCTGTCGGCGCAGGTGGCGCGCTTTCGCCACCACAGTTTCGACGATGTCGACGCCTTCGTCGCGCTGATCGAGCAGGAATATCAGGCCCGCCGCGGCGGCGCCAAGGGCAACCTCACCTTCACCTCGTATGACGGCCTGCTCAAGGTGGTGGTGCAGGTGTCGGAGACGATCCTGTTCGGGCCCGAGCTGCAGGTCGCCAAGGGCATCGTCGACGAGTGCCTGCGCGAATGGTCGGCCGACAGCCGGATCGAGATCCGCGCCATCATCAACCGCGCCTTCGACGTGGACAGCCAGGGCCGCATCAACCGCGCGGACCTCTTCTCGCTCCTGCGCCTGGAGATCGCGGACGCACGGTGGCAGCAGGCCATGCAGGCCATCCGCGACAGCATCCGTGTGGTCGGGTCCAAGCGCTACATCCGCCTCTATCGCCGAGACACCGCGCAAGGCGCATGGCAACCGATCACGATCGACGTGTCCGCCACATGACCGTCCATGTCGTCGCCGGCGAGCGGCTGAAGCGAGGGCTGCGCCGGTCGGCCGACGAGGCGGAGCTGGTGATGTGCGAGGTGAGCGAGGTCTCCAAGCCCTGGCACAGCTGCAGCTTCGTCGGCGGGCTGCACGAGGTCCGCTTCACGATGGTGGCCGGCGAGAGCGCCCGCGCCTGGATCGGCGGACTGGACGAGTATGAGGTCAGCGTGCCGGGCTTCGTGCTGGCGTCGCTCGAAGCGAGCTCCGTGGTGGAAGCCGACGGCAGGTTCGACATCACTGTCGACGCACTGACGATCGCCGAGGCCTGATGCCGACGCAGCCGCCGCGGTTTCGTCCGCGCGGCTGGAAGGCGCCGGCGCCCTGGGCGACCTCGGCCGGCAAGACGCGGCAGCAGCGCGGCTATGGCAGCGAACACGACGCACTGCGCAAGCAGGTGCTCATCGAGGAGCCCTACTGCGCCGAGTGCATCCGCCTCGGCATCGCGCCGCCGGCGCGTACGTCGGTCGCCGATCACATCGTGCCGCAGGCCGAAGGCGGGCAGACCGTGCGGTCGAACTACCAAGGCCTGTGCACCCCGCACAGCAGGGCGAAGACCGCGAAGGAGTCGGCGCGGGCGCGGCGGCGGTCGCGGACGCCCTGATCGGCCGGCCCGGGGGGGGAGGGCCGAAAACACCCACCCCGGCGGGGCTGGACCGTCACCCCGACAAGATTTTCGCGCGGTCAAAATCAAAAGGTAAAAAGGTTGGGGGTCGGATGGCGCGTGGTGGTCCCCGGTCAGGCGCAGGCCGCAAGCGCAAGGACCCCCAGCTCAAGCTCGTGACCGGCACCTACCGGCCCGATCGCGACGCCAAGGTCAACGAGGACGTTCCGCTGGCGCCGATGACGGCGCCGATCCACCTGTCCGAGATCGCGCGCCAGTACTTCAGCGACATCGCCGGCATGCTCGAAGCGCAGAAGCGGTCGAGTCCGCATTATGCCGAGCACGTCGCGCTGCTCGCACAGCGCCTCGAGCAGATCGCCATGTTCCAGGCCGTCATCGAGACCGAAGGCTGTACCTTCACGACGGAGACGGTCGCGCAGTCGAAAGACGGTAAGGTCGCGACCGTCAAGGTGATGAAGCGCGGCCATCCCGCGGTGGCGATGCTCTCCGACGCCATGCGCCACGCACAGTCACTGCTCGGTGAGCTCATGCTCAACCCGTCTGCAGCGCTCAAGATGGCGAGCGGCCATAAGGCGCAGGACGACAACGAGTTCGGCGATTTCTGATGTGGGGGAGGTTCGTGACTATCCGGCAATAGCCCGGAAATACGCCGCCGACGTTCTTTCGGGAAAGATCCCCGCCGGTCTTTCGATCCGGCTGCAGTGCAGGCGCTTCGTCGACGAGCTGAAGCTCGGCAAGTCCCGGATCGCCAGCTTCCCCTTTACGTTCGACGCCGAGAAGGCGGCCAGGCCCTGCCGCTTCATCGAGAAGCTGCCGCACTCGAAGGGCAAATGGGCCCGCTCGAAGGAGCGCCTGGTTCTCGAGCCATGGCAGATCTGGACGATCTGCCTCACGTTCGGCTGGGTTTACAGGTCGGGGCCGAGGAAGGGGCTGCGCCGGTTCCGGCGGCTGTTCCTTGTCGTGCCGCGCAAGAACGGCAAGTCGGCCATTTCGGCGGGCGTCGGCCTATACATGCTCTGCGCGGACAACGAATTCGGCGCCGAGGTCTATTCGGGGGCGACAAACGAAAAGCAGGCGTGGGAGGTCTTCAAGCCCGCCCGCCTGATGGTCGATCGAACGCCGGCGCTGAAAAAGCATTTCGGGCTCGAGCTCACCGCCAAAACGATCGCCAAGCTGGCGGATGGCTCAAAGTTCGAGACGATCGTCGGCGATCCTGGCGACGGGCAGTCGCCCAGCTGCTCGATCCACGACGAGTATCACGAGCACGCCGACGACGCCCAGATCGATACCATGGTCACGGGCATGGGCGCCCGCGACCAGCCGCTGCAGCTGCTGATCACCACCGCCGGCGATAACTTGGCCGGCCCGTGCTACGCCTTGATCCAGGAAGAGCGGAAGAAGCTCGCCGGAATCGGGCACAACGGCGGCCCGCCGCTCGACGACGAGACGCTATTCGTCGAGTTCGCGATCGACGAGGGCGACGACTGGAAGTCGGAAGCCGCGCTGCGCAAGGCCAATCCGAACGCTGACGTGTCGGTGTCCCTGGACTTTCTCCGGGCCCGGCAGCGCGACGCGATCGCGACGCCGCGCAAGGCCGGCGTCTTCAAGACCAAGCATCTCAACATGTGGGTCAGCGCCAAAGCTGCCTACTTCGACGTCGAGGCGTGGCGGCGGTGCGCGGATCCCGAGGTCCCGGCGCGGGCGGTCGAGGCGCTGGCGCTGGAGTGGCTGCGCGGCCGTCGCGCGATCCTCGGCCTCGACCTGGCGTCGAAGGTCGATATCGCCGCGCTCGAGTATCTGATCCTGCCGATCGGCGAGCAGGCAACGAGAGACGATCCGTACATCCGGCTGGGGCGCTACTTTCTCCCGGCCGACACCGTAGCGGACGTTCCGGCCTATCAGGGCTGGGACGCGCAGGAGCTGCTCGATGTCACGGTCGGCAACATCGTCGACTATGACGAAATCGAGACCGCGGTCGAGGAGGCGACGGAGATCCTGCAGGTGGAGTGGGTCTGCTACGACCCGTTCCAGGCGACGCAGCTTTCGACCCGGCTCCAGAAGCGCGGCGTGCCGGTGCTCGAATATCGCCCGACGGTGCTCAATTTCAGCGAGCCGATGAAGGAACTGGACGCGCTGATGCGCTCCCGCCGGATCATCCATGGCGGCGACGCCGTGATGGAATGGGAAATCTCCAACGTCGTCGGCGCGCCGGACAAGAAAGACAACGTCTACCCCAACAAGCCGGAGGGGCAGCCGCATCTCAAGATCGACAACCCGGTCGCGCTGATGAGCGCGCTCGGCCAGGCCATGGGCGAGGAGAAGGAAGACGTGCCGACTTCTCCCTGGGATGACCCCAACTACAGCATGGCGGGCGCTTGATGGGCCTTTTTTCGCGCATGTTCGGGCGTGAAGAGCGCTCGCTCGAGAACCCCTCCGTTTCCCTGGCGAACAGCTCGCCCGAAGACCTGCTCGCCTTTTTCGGCGTGGTCGGCGGTGACAATCAGCTGCCGCTGGTCACCGTCGAGACCGCGCTCGAGGTGCCCGCGGTGTCCGATGCCGTCGGCTTTCTCTCCCGCACGCTCGCCAGCGTTCCGCTGCACAGCTATCGCAAGGCCGGCGAGGAGACCAAGCGGCAGGACGGCGAGCTGCAGATGCTGCTCAACGAGGCGCCGAACCCGGCCTGGTCGAGCTACGGCTGGCGCAAGTACATGTGGCAGCAGGTTTTTACCGGTGGCCGCGGTCTCACATGGATCGAACGGGCCGGATCGAAGGTCGTGGGCCTCTGGCCGATGGACCCGACGCGCACCACGATCCGATTTTCGGCGGGGCTGAAGCGCTATCAGATCGGCGGCAACGAGTATCCGGCGACCGATGTGATCGACGTCCCCTGGATGCTCAAAGCCAACCAGCTCGACGCGTGGAGCCCGATCTACAAGCACAAGAAGGCGATCGGCCTCGCGCTCGCGATGAACAATTTCGCCGGCACCTTCTTCGCCGGCGGCGGCGTGCCCCCATTGTCGCTCGAAGGGCCGATGCCGCAGGGCGTCGAGGCGTTCAAGCGCGCGCAGGCGGACATCAAGCGCGCGATCGACATGGCGAAGAAGGCGGGCGCGCCGTTCTTCGGCATGCCGCCAGGTCATGCGCTTAAACCGATCGGCATCGACCCCGACAAGGGCCAGATGACCGAGGCGCGGCTGTTCCAGATCCAGGAGATCGCGCGCATCTTCGGACTGCCGCCAGCCTTCCTGCAGGATCTCTCGAAAGGGACGTTCGCCAACACCGAGCAGCAGGATCTGCAGCTTGTGAAGCATTGCGTGGCGCAATGGGCCAAGGATTTCGAGGACGAGCTCAATCTCAAGCTGTTCGGCCAACGCCGGCGGTCGCAGTTCGTCGAGCACAGCCTCGACGGCCTGATGCGCGGCGACCTGAAGTCGCGCATCGAGGCGATCGCCCGCGGCATCCAGACCGCGCAGCTCACGCCCGACGAAGCGCGCGCGCTCGAGAACAGGCCGCCGAAGCCCGAGGGCGACAAGCTCTACATCCAGGGAGCGACGGTGCCGCTCGGCACGCAACCGCTCCTCAAACCGCCCGCCGATCCGCAGGGAGACCCACAAGATGCCGGCACCCAGGCCCAAAACTGACGATCGCGAGTTCCGCGCCGTCGCGCGTGGCGTCGAGACGCGCGCCGCGTCGGCCGAGGGGCTGCCAACGGCGCATGGCTATGCCGCGCTGTTCAACAGCGAGACCGACATCGGCGGATATTGGCGCGAGCAGTTCGCGCCTGGCGCCTTTACCCGGAGCCTCGCCGAGCGCGACGTCATCGCGGTCCACAGCCACGACACGGGCCGCGTCGTCGGCCGGATCGGCGCCGGCACGCTGACCCTGCGCGAGGACGAAACGGGCCTAGCGTTCGAAAACCCCCTGCCCGATACGTCCGACGGCCGCGACCTCGCGGTCCAGATCGCGCGCGGCGATATCGCCGGCATGTCGTTCGCCTTCAGGGCGCGCAAGGAGGAGTGGGACGAGACCATCGATCCGCCGCGCCGTACCGTGCTCGAGGCCGATCTGTACGAGATCACCTACACGCCGATGCCCGCCTATGACGACACCAGCGTCGGGCTTCGATCGCTCGAGCATGCACGTGCCGAGCGGGTAACGGAGGTTGCTCCGACCATGAGCATCGAAGCGCGGCGCGCGCGCCAGGCCCAGATCGAGCGCGGCATCCGCAACTAGACCCCGGCCAAGCCGGTACCGGCAGGCAAGCACCCGCTTCCCGCCTTTTCGCCCGCCTCCGGCGGGCTTTTTCGTGTCCCAGGAGTACGACATGCCCACATTGACCGAACTGCAGGAGAAGCGGGGCCGGCTGGTAACCGAGGCCCGCTCCGCTCTCGAGGAGATCAACACCAACACCGACGACAGCCGTCGTACCGAGCTCGAGCAGCGCCATGACGCGATCATGGCGAATTTCGATCAGGTCGAGGCCGATATCGCCCGCGAGGAGCGCACGGCCAAGATCGAGAGCGATGAGGCCGAGCGCCGGGCCAAGAAGCGCCCGCTGCAGCCCGACGCGGAGAGCCGGCAGGACGGTCGGGACGGTCGGGACGGGCAGGACGACGCCCTCGAGACCGAATATCGCAGCGCGTTCGACGCCTTTCTGCGCGCCGGCTGCGACATTGCCGCGCTCGAGAACGAACAGCGCGACCTTCTGCGCCGCGGGCATCAGGAGCTTCGTGTCCAGACCGCCGGCACCTCGGCCGCCGGCGGCTATACCGTGCCCAAGGACATGTCCAACCAGATCGTGCAGGTCATGAAGGACTGGGGTCCGATGTATGACGAAGCGATCGTCACGGTCATCAACACCGGCAGCGGCAACGAGTTCGACATTCCGACGAACGACGACACCGGCAACTCGGCGTCGTCGCTCGCGGAAGGGGCCGACATCGTCGATGACAACAGCGGCGATATGGTGTTCGGCCAGGCCCGCCTCGACGCTTACGTCGACGCGACGCCTTGGGTGAAGATCAGCTTCGAGCTGATGCAGGACACGATGTTTGACCTGACGTCGTTCATTTCCACCGCGCTCGGCGAGCGGCTCGGCCGCCGCGGCAACAACAAGCTTACCGTGGGCACCGGCGTTTCGCAGCCCAACGGGATCGTGACGGGCTCTTCGCTCGGCAAGACGGCCGCTTCGAGCACCGCCATCGCGCCCGACGAGCTGATCGAGTTCCAGCACTCGGTCAACGCGGCCTATCGCCGCAGCCCGAAGGCGCGCTGGATGTTCGCCGACACCACCCTGCTCGCGATCCGCAAGATGAAGGACGGCCAGGGCAATTATTTGTGGCAGATGGGCGACATCCGCATCGGCGCGCCATCGCTGCTGCTCGAAAAGCCCTATTCGATCAACGACGACATGCCGGCGATCGCGACCGGCAACAAGGCGGTGCTGTTCGGCGATTTCAGCCGCTACTGGGTGCGCAAGGTCGGCAATCCTCTCATTGGCAATGTGCGTGAGCGCTTCTGGCCGAAGATCGGCCTTGCCGGCCTGATCCGTTATGACGGCGAGATCGTCGATCAGAACGCGATCAAGCATCTGAAGCTGGCCTGAGCCCGCTTACCCTTCGCCGGCGCGGCCAGGCCGCGCCGGCGTCCTCTTTTCAGCGGAGGCCTTGATGGTCATGACGCGTTCTCCCAAATCCAAGCCGCCCGTCACGCCGGCGGAAGCCGAGCCGGCTCCCGCGCCCGTCAGCGTCTCCATGCCGCCAGAGCAGTCGCCACCTTCGGAGGCCGAGAGCGAACCCGCCCCCGTTGCGGAGGGCGAACCCGCCCCCGTTGCTGAGAGCGAACCCGCTCCCGTTGCGGAGGGCGAGTTGGCTCAGGACAGCGACGACGTGCCAGAGCTGCCACCCGAACCCGACACCGGGCTCGCTGCCGCCGTCGAAATGCGGTGGGTGAAGATGCTCACCGGCCTTTCCGGTCCGACGCTTTGCCTGACGCGCAACGACAAGCATCCCTTCGCGGCCGACGAGGCGCAGCGCCTCGTCGACGGCAATCTCGCCGTCTTCTGCGACGCGCCGACCGACTGACGCCATGCTCAGCGCGCCGATCGTCGTCACGCCGCCCAGCGAAGCGGCGATCGCGCTCGCCCTCGTCAAGCAGTTCCTGCGTGTCGACGGCGACGCGTTCGACATCGAGATCGGCGTTCATCTCGCCGGCGCGGTGGCGGCGATCGAGCAGATGACGGGCACCTATCTGACTGGCCAGGAGGTCGAGGTTACCGCCGACAGCTTCGATGATCTCGATCATCTGCAGGTCGGGCCGGTCAACGCGATCGTGTCGCTGACCTATGTCGGCGTCGACCAGGTCGCGCGGACGTTGGCGGCGGACCAGTATGTCCTCACCGGCGCCGCGCTGGCACGAGGCATCGCGCCGGCGCGGGGACGCGCATGGCCGGCGATCGCTGCCGGCGCCGATCCGATCACGGTGCACCTCGACGTGGGCTATGAGAGCCTGCCGGCGAGCCTGCAGGCGGCATTGCTGATTCTTGTCCGCAGCCGCTTCGACGGCGAGGCGATCGATATCAGCGCCATGATCGTCAACGACCGGATCCTGATGTGAAGACGCCGAGCCTCGACAAGCGGATCGGGATCGAGCGACCGGAAGCCGACAATGCGCTCGACGGCGCGGGATCCGGGAGCTGGGTTCCGGTGGACGAGGTGTGGGCTCGCATCGAGGACGTTCTTCCGCGCCGCGGCGAGCAGATCGCCGACGGCATCAACCTCGCCACGCGCCTCGCGCGCGTGCGCATCCGCTATCGCAGCGACGTGACGCCCGACATGCGGTTCGTGATGGGCAACCGGATCATGCAGATCGTGTCGGGGCCCGCCGAGCTCGGGCGGCGCGAAGCGCTGGAATTCATGGTCGAGGATTATCGGCCCGCCGGGAACGGCGCGTAATGGCCAGTCTCAAAGGGCGCGGCGAGGTGAGCCGGTTCATCGCCGGACTGCCCACGCAGATCGAGCAGCGGCTGCTGCGCAGCGCCGCGCGCACGGCGGCCACCGTCGTCGCCGACGAGGCCAAGGCGCGGGCGATCTCGAGCGAGGTACGTGACGCAATCAAGGTCGCGACCAAGGCCGGCGAGGGGACAATCGCGGCCAAGGTGCAGGTGAAGGGCGCGGGCGCCTTCATCGCGCCGTGGCTCGAATATGGGACGACGCCGCACTTCATCAGCGTCGATGACGCCCAGCGCGGCGGCCTCGGGATCCGGCGGATCAACACGCGGGTCAAGGAAGCGGGAGGCGATGGCTCGCTGGTGATCAATGGCCAGTTCGTCGGCAAGACCGTGTTCCATCCTGGCGCGCGGCCGCATCCGTTCCTGCGCCCCGCGCTGGACCTCAAGCAAGGCGATGCGATCGCGGCGGCGCAGGCTTACATCAACGCGCGGATCGACAAGACGGGCGTGCGCGCGGGCGGCGACGAGGGCGACGCGCCATGACGGGCGTCGACATCGTGGGCGACCTGCTGCGCGCCGACGCGACCGTGCTCGCGCTGGTGCCGGCGCCTCGGATCAAGGCGGGGATGCTGCCCGACGATATCGCGCTGCCGGCGCTGCTCATCCGACTGGTGAGCTCGATCGAACGGCAGCCGCTCAGGCGGGGCGTCAGCGTGCGGACGGTGGACCGCGTGGCGGTGACGGTCCGCGCGGCAAGCTATCGCGAGCAGCGGGCGGTGATCGCCGCGGCGCGCCGGTGCTGCGCGGGGCGGACAGGCGATCTGAGCGGCGGGCTCGGCGTGTCGATCCTGACCGCCGGGGCCGGTCCCGACGTCATCGGCCCGGCGAGCAGCTTCGAGCAGAGCCAGGATTTTCGCGTCAGCTACGACGCGCTTACGTGAGAAGGAGACCCAGCATGTCCGAACAGAAGAAGGTCAGCGCGATCATCATCAGCGATTTCCACGACGCCGGCACGGGGCAGCGGTTCGCCGCCGGCGCGCTCGAGACGATCGAGGAGGGCGCGTTCGCCAATTATCTGGCGGCGGGCCTGGTCCGCAAGGCGACGGCCGAGGAGGGCAAGGCGGCCAGGAACGGCGCCGCCGCCTGATTTCAGTCCGCCCGCAAAGGCAACGCCCTGCCCGCCTCCTGGCGGGCTTTTTTTTGGAGAACAATCATGGTTGCAACCACTGCAGCCGGCACGACGATCTCGATCTCGGCCGGCGTTCCCGCCACTCAGGACGTCGCCGGCTACGCCGCGCTGACCTATACCGAGATCGGCGACATCGAGTCGATCGGCACGTTCGGCGCCTCGGTCAACAAGATCGAGTTCCAGCCCCTCAAGGGCGCGAAGCAGAAGTTCAAGGGATCGACCGATTATGGCTCGCTCCAGCCCAAGCTCGCGCACAACAAGGCGGACGCAGGGCAAACGCTGCTGCGCACGGCGGGCGATCCCGACAACAACGCCCTCTTCGCCTACAAGGTCGTGCTGCCGAGCGGCGACAAGCGCTACTTCCAGGGCCGCGTGTTCGGCTACCCCGAGAGCATCGACGGCGCCGACAGCGTGGTGATGGCCAATCCCACGATCGAGATCAGCGTCAAGGTCATCAAGGACGACAGCTAAGCCCTCCCGGCCCTGCGGGGCCGATCCCCAGGCATCGCCCGCTCCCGCTCCGCGCGGCTGTCGGGCGCGGGCGGTGCACCCCACAGCCGCGAAAGGATTGAACCTATGGACGTTTCCACCCTGGCCGTCGCCGACACGGCGATCATTCACCTCAAGGACGCCGCCGGCGAGCTGCTCTACGACGGCGGCGAGCCCGTCGCGATCGAGATCTACGGCCCCGGCAGCAAGGCCTTCGGCGTCGTCGAGGCGCGGCAGTCGGCGCGCGCGATCAAGCGCTACCAGGAGAATGACCAGCAGCTGAGCGTGCCGCCCTATGAGGAGCGGCTAAAGGAAGCGGCGGAAGACCTCGCGGCGATCACGGTGTCGTTCAGGCGGCTCTCCTGCGGCGAACTCACCGGGACCGCCCTGTTCGAGGCGGTCTATGCCAATCCCAAGCTCGGCTACATCACGCGCCAGGTGCAAAAGGCGCTGGCCGACTGGGGAAAGTTCAAGGCCGGCTCCGCGCCGGCCTGAGCCTTTACGTGCGGCAGCTGGCCTGGCTCAACGCCGTGCCCAAGCCGCCGGAGGGAAGCAAGCGGGCGCGGGCCGGCGCGCAGGCCGCCACGCGGACCCGCGCCGAGCAGATGAAGCGCGACGGGCTGCGCGCGGAGATGCCGCCCAATCCCGCGCCGCACCTCATCGACCGGCTGATCGAGATCGGCCTGACCGAGGCGGCGGGGATGGGCGCGGCGCCGCTCAGCTGGCGCGAAATTGACGCCTGGCAGCGCATGACGGCGGTGCCGCTGGCGCCCTGGGAAGCCCGGCTGATGCGGCGGCTCTCGAACGATTATCTGGCCGAGAGCCGCCGCGCCGAGGACGAAACCTGCCCGCCGCCGTGGCGATCGGGGCCGAGCAAAAGCGAAATCGCAAGCGAGGACGCGCGGTTGCGGATGGTCTTGGGGTGATATAGTCGAAGGGCTGAGGGAGGCTCCCGTGACGCCAGATTTTACAACGCTCATGACGGACTTCGGAGCTTTTGTTGCAGCTCTTAATGCGCGAGCACTACACCGGGCCGGCCTGCTGGACGATCTGGAAATTGGCCTAATGAACGTGCAATTAGACTTTCTGGAACGTTACGCCGAAATCTACAAACAGGAAGACCAATTAAGGGCGGTCAAGTCATTACGTGAAATCCTGCCTCCTGATCCTCTCCGCTGATGGCGGCACGCTCCATGCTAACTCGCCTATTCGTCGCTTCGATCGCTCTAATATGCCTATATGGCTGTAATGGCGAACATGCGTTAGCTAAGAAGATCGTAAGTGACGAGCTAGGTAGCCCGCAATCCATCGAATTTCGCAATCTGCGAACAAAACCTGGCGGCGCGATCGTCTGTGGCGACGTTCTGGCATCCGATCGATCTCACGCAGGCTGGAGGTACTTTGTGGCCTATCTTGAACAAGGACAGGCGGTCATCGACGTGTCCTCAGAGAGAATGGGCGCGGACGCCGAAATGGGAAACCCATTGCTCCGCGGCGAAGCCAGCCGTTTCTACAACGCGTGCAGTTGATCTAACCCTGAACTGAAAACAAGTTGTGGCCGTAAGTCTGCCAGTCTCCGATTGGTGGACCGATGGCGCATGAGCAAAAGAGACGCGAATGGAAGCCGATACGCCGACCCTCGAGGTTGGCTTCACCATCAACGTGTACGACTCGTTCGGCCAGCTGAAGACGCTCGACGATATTATCGGGTCGGTGGCGGCCGAATCGGTCCGCAATCTTCAGCGGGTCGAGCAGGCCAGCAAGGGCGCCATCAATTTCGGCGGGGGTATCGCGCAGGTCAAGACATTCGGCAACGCCGTGAATCGTGAAATGGCCAATGTCGCGCGCGACACGAATCGCGCTGAAAAAGCTGGCGAGACTATGCTGCGACAGCTGGAACGACAGGCGACGCAATTTGGTAAAACGCGTGAAGAACTGCGCTCCATGCGTTCGGAAGAAAAAGCGCTAGCTGCGGAGCGGACCGGCAACACCGTACTTGCCCAGGAAATAAGGGCCGCTGAGCTCCGCCTTTACGAGATGGAGTTCGCGGCGCAGCGGAAGGTCGCGCAGGAGGCCGAGGCGGTTGCGGAAGCAAAACTGGAGGCGGCCGCGCAAGCTGCTGCCGCGTCGGCACGCGAGGCCCAAGCACTACGATCGGCGGCAGTCGCCTACCAGAGTTTCGAGGCGGCGGCCAGGCGAGGCATGGCGGCGCTGCGCGAGCAACAAGCGGCGCAGCTTGCCGCCGCGCAGGAAGCTGATCAGCTCGCGATATCGGCCAACCGGCTGCGCGCATCGATCGATCCGAGCTTCGCCGCGCAGCAGCGGTTCAATCGCGAAATAGCGGATGCTCAGCTGCTGATCAGCAAGGGCGCGATCACGCTCGATGAGTATGTGGCCAAACTACGCATTGAGAAGGAAGTGCTCGACGCGACCAACGCGGCGCAGCTACGCGGCGCTTCCAGCGCCGGCGCGCATCGTGCGGCGATGCAGGGGCTCTCATTTCAGGCCCAAGACGTCTTTACCCAGCTAAGCATGGGCGCCAATCCGCTCCAAGTCCTGGCCATTCAGGGTGGCCAAGCCGCTGGTCAGATGGCGGGTCTCGGTGGCTCGCTCGGGAAGGTGGCGGATTTCATCATTGGGCCGTGGGGCTTGGCGATCACCGGCGGCCTGCTGCTCTTGGGGCAGCTCACAAAGGGCTTGTTCGACAACTCCGAAGCATCGGCACAAGCGGCGGCGGCCCTGAAGAGCTTCCAGGATCGGCAGTCGGATATCGGCAACTTCATCGATGCCACGACCGGGAAAATCATCGAGCAGAACCGAAACCTAGTCCAGAACGCCATCCTGTTGCGTCGGGCACAAATCGACGAGAATGCCGGCAAGATCAAGGAACAGGGCAAGGACGCCTTTAGTAAGGCGGGGCGCGCAGCTGTGGGCGGAACGAGCTCGGTCCTGGCCGCCGCCTTCAACGGCGAGGACGTGCAGGCGGATCCCGCTATCCTCAGGGTCATCCGAGCAGCCAATGGCGATGTCGCACGCCTCGACCTTGGGTTGCAGGCGCTGGCGAAGCGTCGGCCAGATCTTCGGAACGTCGTTTTGGGCATCAGTAACGCAGCGGCGCAGACGATCCTCCTCGCCAGAGAAAACCAGAAGCTGAGCAAGGAAGTCGATCTCTTGTCGGGAAAGACCGGCACGCAGGCGACTGTCACCTCCAGCCTGATCGAAAAGCAGGTCGCACTCCAGACCGCAACCACACCTTTGGCGCGCGCACGGGCGCAACTGGCGCTGGTTCAGGAACGCGCAGCCGCAGCCGATAAGGCCGGAGGCGCGGCGCTCGCCAAATACCGCGTGGACCTGACGGCCGCTACAATGGCAGTGAACGCCGCAGAAACTGCCCAGAAATCGGCCGCCGACGCGCGCCGCGCCTCTCGCCGCGAGGACAGTGCGGCCGCGAAGGATCTGCGCGAGCAGCAGCGCGCATATGAGGCGCTGGTCAAATCGGCAAAGGATTATGCCGACGGACAACTGATCGAGGGTGATCGCATCGGCAAGACGGCCAAGGATCTGAGATTGATGGAGGATGCCGCGCGCCGCGCGGTCGCGCCGACCGAAGAGCTCAAGCGCGCGATCGACAAAGCTGCGACTTCGCGCGAGGCAAGCTACAGCAGACAGGCTGCGCAGGATTTCGAGGCCAACATCCTCAAGCCGCTTCGGGACGAGATCGCCTTGCGGGGGCTGGTCGGCGCGGCGCGCGAGCTGGCGGCGCTAGGTCTAGAGAAGGAAGCCTTTCTCGCCAAAAACAGCGGGGACGGAATTGTAATCGCTATGCAGCGTTGGCAAGACTATTACGCGCTCAAGAAGAAGCTGATCGACCAGGACGACGCAGCGGCTCGCGAAACCGAGAATCTCAGGCGGATCGCCGATGAGTTCGACCGGATGGCGAGCGCGGCTCACGACGCGGGCAACGCGATCGCGCACGCCTTCGGTCGTGTAGGCAACGCCGTTGCTGACACCATCGACATCATGATCGACTATCGCAAGCGTCAGGACGAGATCGACGCAGCGGTGAAGTCGGGCGCATTGACCCAAGCGGACAGCATCCAGCAGTCATCTGCGCTGCAACTGCAGTCGATTACTGCACTCGTTGGCGCCGCCAAGGGGCTCTTCCGCGAGCACAGCAAGGGCTACAAAGCGATGGAGGCGGCGGAGAAGGCGCTGTCGGTCGTGCAGGTCGCGCGCACGGCGATCGCGGTCGCCAATGGCGCGGCGAACATGTTCGCCGATCTCGGCCCGCTGGGCTTCCCCGCGGTCGCGGCGATGCTGGGCGTGATGGCAAGCCTGGGGTTCAGCGGCGGCGGATCATCGAAAAAGCCGCCGGTGACGAACAAGGGCACGGGCACCGTGCTGGGCGACCGCAGCGCCACCAGCGAGAGCCTCAAGCGCTCGATCGACCTCCTGAAGGAGGTCGACACGCTGACCGCGACCTATGCGCGGCAGATGGCGGCGTCGCTCAAGTCGATCGACAACCAGATCGGCAATTTCGCGGCGCTGGTGGTGCGGGCGGGCAATGTCGACGCGTCGGCGGGGGTGACCGAGGGCTTCAAGACCAACGCTTATGGCAAGCTGCTGTCGGGGGGCACATCGGGGTTGTATCTGGGCGCCATCGGATCACTGATCGGCGGTCCGATCGGCGGCGTCATCGGGACAGTGCTGGGCGCGGTCACCAATGTGGTGAAGAAGATCCCGATCATCGGCGACATCGTCGGCGCGATCGGCACCGTGTTCAAGTCGCTATTCGGCACCAAGACGACGATCGTCGGGTCGGGCATCTTCGGCGGTGACCAGACGCTCGGTTCGGTGCTCTCCGGCGGCTATGATGCGTCCTATTACACCGATGTCAAAAAGAAGAAGAAGTTCCTCGGCATTACCAGCGGGGTCAAATACAAGACGCTCTACGCCGATGCCGACCCCGATCTGGAGCGGCAGTTCACGCTGATCCTGCGCCAGTTCAACGACGCGATCGTCGCGGCGGCGGGGCCGCTCGGCCAATCGACCGACGTCATCCAGCAGCGGCTGAACAATTTTGTCGTCAAGATCGGCAAGATCGACCTCAAGGGACTCACCGGGCAGGAGATCGAGGACAAGCTCACCGCGGTGTTCGGCGCGGCGGCTGACGACTTGGCCAACGCCGCGTTCCCCGGCTTCGAGCGGTTCCAGAAGGTTGGCGAGGGCGCGTTCGAGACGCTGGTGCGCGTCGCCACCACGGTCGAGCAGGTGACCAATTCGCTCGACCTGCTCGGCCAGTCGACGGTCCGGCTCAGCCTCGACAACAAGGTGGCGCTCGCCGACCAGTTCGACAGCCTCGACGCGATGTCGAGCGCGATCGAGGGCTATTTCAGCACCTACTACACCAAGGAAGAGCAGGCGGCGGCGAAGACGGCGCAGTTTACCAAGGTCTTCGCCAGCCTCGGCCTCGCGCTGCCCGACACGCTCGCCGACTACCGCGCGCTCGTCGAGGCGCAGAACCTGACGACGCAGTCGGGCCAGGAGACCTACGCCACGCTGCTCAAGCTCGCGCCCGCCTTCGCCGAGCTCGAGGCAGCGATGAATGGCGCCAAGAGCGCCGCGGACGTGCTCGCCGAGCGGCAGGATCTGCAACGCCAGCTGCTTGAGCTGCAGGGCGACACGCAGGCGCTGCGCGCGCTCGACCTCGCCAAGCTCGATGTCAGCAACCGCGCGCTGCAGGAGCGCATCTACGCCTTGCAGGACGCCAAGGAGGCGGCCACGGCGGCCGAGGAGCTGCGGCAGGCGTGGACGTCGGTCGGCGACAGCATCATGACCGAGGTCAAGCGCATCCGTGGGCTCACGGGCGGCGACGGCGCCAGCTTCGCCACGCTGCTCGGCCAGTTCAACGCGGCGACGAGCGCGGCGCGCGGCGGCGACCAGGAGGCCGCCAAGAGCCTTCCCGGGCTCAGCCAGGCCCTGCTCAAGGCGGCCGAGGATGCCGCGACGAGCCGGCAGGAGCTGCAGCGCATTCAGGCGCAGACCGCCGCGAGCCTCGAGCAGACCAATTCGGTGATCCTCGCGCTCGCCAACGGCGCGGCGACGAGCGGCCCGACGGCGATCGACGCGGCCGCCGGCGCGAGCGACGCGGCGAGCGCGCCGGCGGCGGCCAACGATGACCTCATCGCCGAGGTGATCGCGCTGCGCGACGAGATCGTCCAGCTGCGCGGCGAGAATGCCAGCGGCCATGCCGCGACCGCCGGCAATACTGCGGCGATCAAGAAGCATCTTGATACCGTGACGCAGGCGAGCGGCGGCGAGGCGATCAGCGTGACGGGCGTCGCGGCATGAGGGTGGTGACCGACGCCGGCACGGTGATCGAGATCGGCGAGACGGAAACCGCGCCGACGATCGCGATCACCGATTACAGCCGCAAGGTGACCGACGATTTCGGGGTGACGAGCGTCGTCAAGCGCGGGTTCGCGCGGCGCCTGTCGGTCCGGGTCAAGACGCCCACCAGCGCCGTCGACGCCGTGCAGCGCCAGCTCGCGGCGCTGCGCGCGACGCCGGCGCAGTGGATCGCCGACGACAGCCTCGCCAGCCTGTCGGTGCGGGGGTTCTACAAGGATTTCTCGATCGACTTCGCGGCCGGGACGATCAGCTACTGCTCGCTCACGATCGAGGGCCTGACGGAGGAGGACGCCACCGCCGACGCCGGCGCCGATCCGGCTCCCGATGGCGGCGCATCGACGCTGCGGCTCCTGGCGCCGCTGCAGATCGCCGCGGCGATGCTGGGCGCGAGCAGCGCGGCCGAGACCGATTATCCCGCCTGGGCGGCGGGCACGACCTATGCGCAGAATGCGCGCGTCATCCTCGCCGCGACGCATCGCATCTACGAGAGCGTCGCCGGCGGCAATGTCGGGCACGACCCGGCGAGCACGACAGGCTACTGGCTCGACATCGGGCCGACCAACCGCTGGGCGATGTTCGACGAGGCGCTGGGATCGGCGACGGCGGCGGACGGGCCGCTGGTGGTGCAGCTCAACCCGGGCACCACGGTCGACGCGGTGGCGCTGCTCGACGTGAGCGCCACGAGCGTGCGGGTGCAGCGGGGCGGCTACGACCGCACGATCGCGCCGGCGAGCCAGCCCGGCACGGCGCTGTTCCTCGATCTGCCGGCGGGCGCCGGCGCGATCACGATCACGGTCGCGGGCAGCGCCGTTGCGGTCGGTACCGCGATTATCGGGCGCCTGCTCGGCCTCGGGCTCACCGAAGAGGCGCCGAGCGCCGCGATCATCGACTATAGCCGCAAGGATACCGACGCGTTCGGCGCGGTGACGGTGGTGGAGCGGGCGTGGGCGAAGCGGATGGAGGTGCGCAGCCTCATCCGCACCGACGCGCTCGACGCGGTGCTGGCCCGCCTCACCAACGTGCGCGCGACGCCGGCGCTGTGGATCGGCGACGAGACGCTGGAGAGCCTCAGCGTCTACGGCTTCTACCGCGACGCCTCGATCGAGGTGAGCGAGACGAGCAGCCTCCTGTCGCTGACGATCGACGGGCTGAGCGCGGCCGCGACGATCGCGCCGCTGCTGGGCGAGGTACAGGTGAGCTGGCCCGACGTCGTCGACGACGATCCGGCGCATCCCAAGCCGGCGGACGGCGCCACGGTCGGCGCGCCGGCGGGGACGCCGGTGGGCGATCGGACGGCGCAGCAGGTCGTGGACGATCTCGATGCGGCGGTCGACACGATCGGCGAGGAGGTGATGCGCGGCGCGACGTGGCGCGCGGAAAGCGACCAGGTGCTGTACCTGTCGGACGGCCGCCCCGTGCGGATCGCGGTCGAGGCGATCGGCGCCGATGTCGACGGGGTCAAGCAGTTCGTCGCTTTCCTCCAGGAGGTCGATACCAGCACGGAGACGAGCAAGTTCCTGTTCTCGGCCAAATCGGACGGGACGATCGTCGGCATCGAAGGCCTGGTGGGCGGTGGATTTGACCAGATCACCATGGTCGCGTCCAAATTCTTCTTCGTCGACAACAGCGGCAACAACCCGGTGAACGCGCTCGCGTACGAGAGTGGGGGGTGGAAGCTCAAGTCGATCGAGGCGGACACGATCACCTATGGATCGCTGATCCCCAAATTCGGGGGCGATTACAGCAGCTATGACGAGTTCGGCGGCTGGGAGATGATGCCGTCGGGCATCATCCGCCAGTGGGGCAAGTTCCGAGGGCAGATTGACGACGAAGTGCAGATCACCGTCGTCTTCCCGAAGCGCTTTCCGAACGCCGTGACGTCTGTGATCGCCACGCCCTGGATTAGCAGCTTCTCGCAATATCGCGACCTGTGGCTTCAGAATGTCGGCGAGCCGACGCTGCAGGGCGCGACCTTCGCTACTCAATCATCAACCAGCAATGCCCAGCATATCGACGGGTTCGACTGGCAAGCTCATGGATATTGATCATGCCCAGCCCTGTTGACGAGGCGAGCTTTGCGGCGCTGGTGGCGCGGTTTTCGGGCCAGCTCGACGAATGGCGCGGGCTGGTGCGCCAGGTGCTGGTGCTGGAGCTGAACGGCGCGGGGCCGTGGACGCTCACGGCCGCCGATCATGGCGGCGTGTCGCTGCTCGTCTCCAACTTCAACGCAACGGCGACGATCAGCCTCACCCTGCCCGCCACGGCCTCGGCCGGCACGATCTTCCTGGTCGACCAGGTCGGGCCGGCGCCGGTCAAGCTCGTGGGCGCCGCAGGGGCGACGATCGTGCATCGCCTGGCGCACAACGGCACCGCCGGCCGCTATGCGAGCATCAGCGCCAAATGCATCGGAAACAGCGGCGGCGGCTCCGCACAATATCTGATCGGCGGGGACACGGCGTTGCTATGACGACGCTGATGCAAAGAGCGGGCTTCTTCCCCGCCTATATCGCCGTTGCACGCGCCGGCGCCGTTCGGAACGCGATTTACATCGCTCCGGCTGCCTCGGGGCTGGGCGACGGGTCATCATGGTCGAACGCCGCCTCGCTCGCCAGCCTTAACGACCTGATCGCACAGGCTCGCGGATCCGGCGCGGAAATCTGGCTGCGCGCCGATGCCGGCGTCTACAGTGACGGCGCGCGCACGATCAATCAGGGCGGGACGGCCGCCGCGCCTGTCATAATCCGGGGTGTCAACGTCGATGGCACGCCGGGCTATGCGACCTTCAGGGGCAATCGCAGCGCGCCTTACGTGCCGCCTGCGGTCCCGCTCGATTTCTTCCGAACCTGCGTCTTCGGACTCGCCACGGGCGCGAATTACCTGCACTTCGCCTATTTGGCGCTGGTCAACAGCAACAATGGTCTGATCCGCACAATCAACGCCGTGAGCGGCATCGTCGTCGAAGATATCGCGCTCACCAATGTGCGGCACGGCATCAACGGGCAATCGGCCTCTTTCAACGGGATCACGATCCGCCGGCTCGTCGCGAGAGGCTATTCCAAACGAGCGATCATCCTGGCGTCGAGCAGCAATGCGATCCTCGTCGAATATTGCGACCTCGACAGCCAGCAGCAGGATAAGGACAATTTTGCGGGCGGCGTCGTCTTCGACGGCACGGCGCACGATGCGCTGGTGCGCCACGTGCGCGCCGCCAACCATTATTCGAGCCTGGGCGGCTACTGGAACGCGGACGCATTCTCGAGCGAGCGCGGCAACTACAATCTTGCTTTCGAGGACTGCGAAGCGGCGGGGGACACCGACGGCGGCTGGGACCTCAAGTCGCGATCGACGACGCTGCTGCGCTGCGTCTCCCGCGACAACAAGCGCAACAACCGCTTGTGGGGCGAGATCACGCTCACCTCCTGTCAGGGGATCAGCCCGTTCAAGCGCGGCGGATCGGGCGCGTCGTACCAGATCGGCGCCTATGACCGATCGTTCATCCGGGTCATCACGTCGACCTTCAGCCAGGTGAGCAGCGCCCGACCGTTCTACGTCGAGAAGTCGGGCTTCCTGGCGATGGACGCGGCGACGCAGGCGGCGACAGTCCGCCCCGGTGGCGGCTCGCTGGTCGACATCAACGGCCCCGACGCGCAGTTCGTGACGCTCGACACGTCTGACACCAGTCCGCTGGTGCTGACATCGCCCTCGTCGGCATCGATCAACGAGGAAAGCGCCGGCGCGTTCGCCTTCACGGCCAACAAGCCGTTCGTGCTCGAGATCGTCGGCGGTGCCGACGCCGACCAGTTCGCGGCCTATGGCCGCACGCTGCGGATGAAGCGGCAGGATTTCGATACGCTGCCTTCGCCGGTGCTGCACGTGTCGGTGCGCGGGCGCGATGCCAACAACAATCGCTCGGCCGTGATGGATTTCGCGGTCACGATCATCGATATCGACGACAGCCCGATCAGCACCGGCGAGCTGCTCGCCTATGCCGGATCGGACGGCAGCTGCGTCGAATTCCGCAGACCTTATCTGTGGGCCGATCTCGCGATGACGGCGCCGGCGCAACCCGGCGACGGCGTCGCAGCCATTACCGACGTCTCGGGCAAGGGGCGCCACTGGCGGCAGCCCGATCCCTATCTGCGCGCGACCTACCAGACCGACGGGTTCATCGACTGGATCGAGGATCTCGATTCGGCCGCTTATCTCATCGGCGACGAGGGCACGTTGCGCTTCGCGCAGCTCTCGGCCGTGGTGGCGCTCGAGCGCACGGCCCTGCCCGACGGCACGGCCGAGAATGTCGGACGGCAATATCTGCTCGCCTTCCCGCGGTCCGCCTCTGAAGCCTCGTTCAATGCCGTGTGGGCGCTAGGCGTGATCGGCGGCAACGATGCCTGGATGCGGCTCAACTCGACGAACACGACGGCGAGCGACAATTCGGCGCCGGCGAGCAAGCCGATCGCGCTCGCCATGCGCAGCGGTGACGCCGTCCTGCAGCGCGACGGCACGACCTATGCCGACGGCCCCGACGTCGCGAGCCTCAGCTACGCGGCGGCGGTCGCGGCAAAGCAGGCCATGGCGTTCGCGGAGCCCGATCCGGTGCCCAACGGCAATTTCTCGGGGCGCGCCTTCGGCGCATGGATCTGGAACCGGAGCGCGGACACCAGCACGCTGTTCCGGGTGCAGAAGCAGCTGCTGCAGCTCGCCGGCGAACAGCTCTGACGGCGTCACCACTTTAGCCAAATCGGAAGGAGGCGTCATGCCGCCTGAAGCTCTCACATTCCTGGGCCAGTTCGGCGCGGAGGGCGCCTTCGTCTGGTACCTGATCTGGCGCGAGAAGCGCGACGCCGAGGCCAGGCTCAAGTTCGAAACGGACCGGCTGAGCGCCGACAAGGATCGCATCGAAGCCGACAAGACGATGGCGACCGCGCTGACCGCGCTCAAGATGACGATTGAGGGGCTCGCCAAATGATCGTCGAGGACGCCCTGCGGTTGCGCACGCGCGCGGCCGAGGCGCTCGCCGAGGCCTGCGTTACGATCATCGCGACACTCGATGCCGCCGGCGCCCCGAGACCGCCGCGTCGGCCGCGCCGCGGGCGTCTCGATCGCGGCTTCAACTAATCCCGCGAGCCAACAGCTCGCATCCCCTCCTGCAGCACGGAGATCATCATGGCGCAGAGCTATCCTGACGTCGACATCGGCGGCGTCTATATTGACCTGATCGCCCAGGCGGGCCTGGTCGCGATCGCCAACCAGCGCGTCACGGTGCAGGCCAAGGGCAGCCAGGCCGTCATCGTCTATGTCGGCGGCGCGGCCGCGCCCACGGGCCGCCAAGGCATCGTGCTCAACCCCGGCCAATCGCTGACCGGAACGTCCGATCACATCTGGGCGCTCGGCCCGGGCACCGTCGCCGTGCTGGTGGAGGACTGATCCCATGGGCATCAGCACGTCCATCAACGGCCGAAGCGGCGGCTCGCTGTCCAATCGCTCGGTCACGGTCGCCGCGGGCTACACTGGCGTGCTGCCGGCGCTGACGGCGCCATTGGCGTCCCCCATTACCTATTCCAAGCTCTCGGGTTCGGCGTCGATCACCAACATCGCCACCGGCGTGCCGAGCCTCACTTCGGCACTGGCCGCCGGCGCCAGCGTCAGCGCGATCGTGCGAGCCGTCTCAGGCGTTCAAGCGGTAGAGTACCAGTTGACCGTGACGGGCGTGACACCGACGCCGAGCGCCAATCCACAGGTTCAATTTGCGGCCGCGCAGATCTCGCAGCCCGAAGGCGACAGCGCAATCAAGGCGTTCACCTTCACCATTCAGCGCAACACCTCGATCGGAGCGGCGGGGGGAACCTATGCTTTCGACAGGGGCGGCACCGATTCGGCCGATTACCCGAGCGGGCTGCCGACTGGCGGCACGTACAGTTTCGCCGACGGAGTGAACACGACGACGGTCACCATCACGACCTCGGGCGACACTTCATTCGAAGCCGACGAAAGCTTCAGCATCAATCTACAGCCGCCCGCCGGCTATAGCTTGGTCGCACCCTCGACCGCTACCGGCACGATCCTCAACGACGACGTGCTGATACTGGTGCCCGACGCGCCATCGATCGCGGTGGCGGCCGGCAACGCGCAGGCGGTGATCACCATCACCGACGGCAGCACCGGCGGCTCTGCGATCACGGCGCACAAGATCTATCGCGGGCTTTCGGCCGGGAACGAGACGCTGATCGCGACTTATCCAGCATCCTCGGGGCTCATCTACACCGACAATCTGCTGACCAATGGCACCACCTATTTCTACAAGGTGACGGCTGTGAACGTCGCGGGCGAAAGCGCGCGCTCGAACAGCGCCAGCGGTGCGCCCAGCGCGGCAAGCGGCCTCACGCCCAACCAACAGATGCTGGCGGCACTGCCTCCGCGGCCTAAGGTTGGTGTGCTTGGCGGATCGCGTGAGCGGCAGAATGCGGCGACCGCCGGCACTCAGACGCGGACCATGCCCTCGGGTGACATCGCCTGGGCCGAAGCACTCGATCCGCTGCTGTTCCAGAGCATCTGGGGCTATAGCAACCAGGTCGACGCGAACAGCAACGGCCTGACGGGATTCCTGTTCGCCAATGACGGCGACGGCCCCTGGAACGTCTGGCAGCGCATCGCGGCGTTCCTCGCGTCCGATGCCGATGTCGCGGTCGTGGCGATCTCCTCGAACGCCATCCAATTCAACGACTTCGACATCTACCAGACCGACCTCAACCGCAGCATCACCGCCGCCAACCTAGTGTCACTGTACCAGCAGATCTGCCTTAAAATCATCCAGGGCGGCAAACCTGTCATCTTCAAAGAGCTCTGGGAGCGCGGCGTATACCGCACCGATGGCACCGCGATCGGCGGGCCCTGGACGAGTGGCTCCTCACCGCGCGCCGTCATCGCACCTGCCAATTCGACCATGAAGAGCTGGTGCGCGACACAGGGCATCCCCTTTCTGGAGGTACGGGCTGCGATGACCACGACGCAGGTCAACGGCAGCAACAACGACGTCGTGCCGATCGCCGCCTATGTCCGCGACGACAGCACCCACTTGTCGACGATGGGCGGCAAGAAGATGGGTGAGCTGCATAACGCGCTGTTCTCGAACATTTTTACGCGCGCGAGCAGCTTCACCGACGAAGGCGCCACCAATTACGCCGTGAACCCGACCTTCACCGGCACGGGCGGCACGTTGTCGGCAGGGTTCGAGGCTGGCTCGATCGCCCCCGATAACATGTCCATCACGCGCAACAGCACCGGCACAACGTCTAAAGTGACGACATCGATTGAGACGGACGGCCAGGGCGCGCGATGGCTCGTCTTCTCGATCGACCGATCGACGATGCTCAACGCGACAGACCAAGAATCGCTGCAGTTCATCGTGCCGAGCACCGTCCCCAACGATGCGACCAAGAGCTATGTCAGCCGCGTGCGCTGCAAGGTGGCCGCCGGCACGTGGCGCGGAACGCCCAACACGTTCATCGGCAGCTGCTGGACGATGATCCCGATGGACAATGGCGGCTCGGGCGTAACCAATCCCACCGCGGCCATGAACGCGCTGACGCTCGCCAGCGAGACGGTTCTGACGCTCAAGAGCATGCCGCAAGCATTATCGGCGGCGGCGAACTTGCGCGTCACCAGCCCCTCATGGCGCAAGGATGACGGGAGCCCCCTCACCTTCAAGGTGGCGCTGCCTGAAATCCGCACCATTCAGGACCTACACCTCTACATGTACAACGAGCAGGACACGGCGGCGCCGACGCTATCGTCTTCGGCGAACATCAGCGGGCCGGAAGAGTCCAGCTTCACCAGCTTCGTCACCACCAACAAGCCCGCGCGGCTGTCGCTGACTGGCAACGATGCGGCGCAGTTCACGATCGACAAATCAGGTCGCCTGCGCATGAACTCGGTGCCGGATTACGAGGTGCCTGTCGATGTCGACCTCAACAATGTCTATGATCTCGGCCTGGTCATGCAGTCGTTCAATCCGACCGTTGCCGCGACCACCACTCCCATGACCGTCACAGTCGCGGACATCCCGGATGGTACCGTCTATCGCTTCACCGCCACCAACGGCACGGACATCGCAGACCTTTATCCGACCGTCACGCGCTCGGGAACGACAGGCGCTGTCACGGTCAGCAGCAACGCGGCCAAGAACAACAATGCCATCGCACTCACCCGCTACTTCTTCCCGGCGGAAGCCACCGGCGGCAATTGCGAGGTGCGCTGGGCGGCGACGAGCGGCGCATCGACGGCGCCCGGGATCATGGTGCGCGTCGATCCAGCGACACTGGACAGGGTGAGCGTATCGTTCGTCAGTAATCAGGTGCAGGTCGGGCGGGTCAAGGCGGGTGTCGCGCAGACCGCGCTGACTTATAGCTTCTATACATCGCCTTCGGCAGGCACCCAATTCATCGCCCAGATCATCAACAATGTGCTGCGGGTTTACCAAAACGGCGTGGAGCTGACACCCTCGGCGGGCGTGGACTGCACGGGCTGCGCTGAGTCCTCCAATATTTCTGGCATCAGTTCGTCAACGTCATCCGGAAACGTGGGATCGATCGACAACTTCAATCCCCGGCCTGCCGTCGCGCGCACGTCGAAGGTCGTGCTCAAGGCACTGACGCTCGCGAACGACGTGCTGGCGGCCGGCACCGTCTATGCGGGCACCGTTGGCGCTTACACAGGCTCGCCAAACATGATCGTGACGAGCGACACGTCGGGCCTTTTCTTCGTCGATGGCTTCAACCTGCGCAGCCAAGCTCCGCTGGGCGCGAGCGGAACGGTCTACACAGTCACAGTGAGCGAAGATAACGCCAACGCCGTCAACGCGCCGAAAACCACCGCCTTCACAATCACCGTTCCCTAGCGGAGTTCTCGACATGATCAGATATGTCCTCGCCCCGATCGCCCCGATCGCGCTGATCGCGTGGCCCGCCGTCGCGCAGACCATCGCTGTCGACCACGCCTTCACCGATAAGGATGGAGACGGCCGCATCGAGTTCGGCGCTGCCAATGCCAAGCTCTACGGCGTGCCCTTCGTCAACGCGAACGGCCGCGACGGCGCGCGCTACGTCTATTGCGGGCCGAAGGGCTGCGATGCTGTCGTCCAGGCGCTCGTCGTCGATCCATGGGCCATCGCTGCTCCGACGACCGACAAGGCCGCGACGATCGTCAGCCCCAAGAACCCGTCGTCGAGCGCGTGGTTCTACCCTAAAAGCGGACAAGTGATGGCGGGTTATCGGCTTGAGCGCGCGCTCGACGCCATCCCGTATACCGACGGGCTCGACGGGCTGACCGTCACCGATCTGGACGCGGCTAGGGTCCGCACGCTGATGGCGCCGCTCGCGAAAGCCACGGCGCGCAACGTCCGTTTCGATCGCATACGCGCCACATGCACCGACCGCTGTTTCTACATTCGCGGCAACAGCGCGAACTGGACGATCCGCGACTTCGTGCTGAGCGGACCTGGTCCGAGTGTCTCGGCGCCGTTCAGCGCGGCGGTGCAGGTACAGGACGAGGCCGGCGATATCCTCATCGAGCGCGGCGAGGCTGGCGGCTTCTTCAGCACGTCGCCCGCCGGCTATCCGAACAGCGACGTGTTCGTCGCCGAGCGCGGCAATGCCCGGCTGACGTTCCGCTATGTCTCTGCCCACGACGCCACCAACGGCTGCTTCGACCTGAAAAGCAGCGAGACGCTGCTCGACCACGTCAAGGCGGCGCGTTGCGGCTACGGCTATCGGCTGTGGGGATCAGGCCGGGGCACGACGGTCGGCTGTCAGGACAACCACGCCTGCCTCCAGATCGCCAGCGCGCTCACCGATTACGTCATCGACCGGCTCGAGGTGAGCGGCACGGGCGCGTCGATCGTGGTCGACAGCCATGCCTGGGACAAGACGACGGGGCGCAAGGGCCGGCTGACGATCGGGTCGTGCTCGGCGCCGGTCAAGGTGGCGAACCCGCAATGGGCGGTGATTTCGCTGGGTCAGGGGTGTGTGAAATGAGCATCGAAACCCTGCTCGATACCGTCATCGCACGCGAGGGCGGCTATGTGAACGATCCGCGCGATGCGGGCGGCGAGACGATCTGGGGCGTCACGGCCGAGACGGCGCGCGCCAACGGCTACGCCGGGCCGATGAAGGCGATGACGCGCGACCAGGCCAAGCAGGTCTATCGCAGCGCCTTCTGGGTGCGACCCCGATTCGACAGGGTCGCGGCCCTGTCGGCGGCGATCGCGGCCGAGATGTTCGATACCGGCGTCAACATGGGGCCGTCGCGCGCGGCGACCTTCCTGCAGATGGCGCTGAACGGGCTCAACAACGGCGGCACGCTCTACCCCGACATCGCCGAGGACGGGCGGATCGGGCCCGGCACGCTGACGGCGCTGCAAGCCTATCTGCGCAAGCGCGGGCAGGCGGGCGAGACGGTGCTGCTGCGCGCGCTCAGCTGCCTGCGGGGCGCGCGCTACATCGAACTGGCGCGGCGGCGCGGCGGCAACGAGGCGTTCCTCTATGGCTGGCTGGCCAACCGGGTGGCAACATGAGCGCGCGCACCGCCCTCATGTTCGTCATCATCGCCGCGTTCGAGCTCGCGCTGGCGGCGCTGTTCCGCTGGGAAATCCCGAAGGCGAACGAGCAGCTGCTGACCTATATGCTCGGGCAGCTGTCCGGCTTCGCCAGCGCCGTCGTGGCCTTCCAGTTCGGCACGACCAAGTCGAGCCAGGACAAGACCGAAGCGATCAGCAACCTTGCCAAGGGGATGAACCCATGATCGCGCTCGTCGCCAGCCTCGGCGCCCTGATGGGCGTGCGCGGGCGATTGCAGGGCGTCGCGGGCGCCCTCGCCGCGCTGGCGGCGCTGTTCGCAATCTGCGGGGCGCTGTGGGGCCTCGCCGTCTTCATGCTGGGCCGCCACGACATAGCAGTCGCCACGATCGCCGTATCGCAGGAACGCGGCGCCGCCGCCGTCCAGACCCTCAACCAAGTGGAGAAAGCCAATGCCGCTGCCGATCAGGTGCGCCGCGATCCTGTCGCTCGCGATGCCGAGTGCCTGCGCCATGCACGCAATCCCGAGGACTGTTGATTCATCCTGCTCAAGCTTCGCGACGATCGGCTACGCCATTCCGCCCAAGCAGGCGGATGGCGGCCGCGCGCTGCCCGACGATCCGGGCAACCGATATGACACCGAACAGACGGTCGCCGACCTCCAGCAGCACAATGCCCGGTGGGACGCATTGTGCGGCCGAACGCCGGCGCGGCCATAGCGTCCCTAAAGCCCGGCCGCCTTGCGGATAGCCTCATTCATGCGGGACTGCCAGCCAGGGCCATCAGCCTTGAACCGATCGACGGCATCTCGATCGAGACGAAGAGCGACCTGAACCTTGTTCGATCCCCTTGGCCTGCCGCCCCTGGATTTGGGGAAGGCGGCCGCCAGCTGGGGGAAATCGGACAGAGGGCGAGCCCTTGAAAAATCCTCCTCGGTCCACTCCGGATTGTCGGGATCGGTCAAGATGGGTTCCTTAGACATGGCGCCTGACTTCCTTCCTGTGGGCACGGCGGAGGCTGATGATACGGACGATCGGGCCGCGCAGGGTGACGGCCGCGCAGTGCCAATCACCATCGATCATTCCGTAGAGGCGGAAGCGAGCTTCCTCGAAGCGCTCATCGGCGACCACGACGACGTCCGTCAGATCGGCGGCACGGGCGAGCGAGATGCCGTGCTTGGCCAAGTTGATGACGTCTTTCGCGGGGTCGAACTCGATGTCCATATGAGTTTATGTAGATGCAATAACATCCCGTGTCAACACGTTTTTGCATATACATAAATAATCAAAGCGGGGGTATCGCGCGGGGTATGGCGCCCCGCGCGATCTCCTGAAAACCCAGCAATAGAGCCATTCTTAAATTGCCGCGACGGAGGGGATGTCCGTCGCGCGACGATCAAAACCCGATCAAGAAAGCGACATCGATGCTCACCAACGCAGCGGTCAAGGCCGCGCGGCCGAAGGCGCGCGCCTATAAGCTGTTCGACGAACGCGGGCTGTTCCTGTTCATCGCGCCGACCGGCCTGCGCGCCTGGCGCATGAAGTTCCGGATGGGCGGGAAGGAGCAGCTGCTCTCGCTCGGCCACTGGCCGATGCTGTCGCTCGACGAAGCGCGGGAAGCGGCTGAAGAGGCTCGCGCTCTCATTACTCGCGGCATCCATCCTGGGGTGAACAACAGGATGATCGGGGGTGAACCCCATGTTGAGCGAACGGTCGAAGCCGTCGCCCGCGCCTGGCACGCCGATCGGCGCGAACGCTGGACCCCGATCCACGCCGGCGACGTGCTGGCGAGCCTCGAGCGCGATGTCTTCCCGGCGATCGGCGCCAGGCCGATCGGCGCGATCGACGCGGCCGAGCTGCTCGAGGTGATCCGCGCCATCGAGGCGCGCGGCGCGCATGAGACCGCGCGGCGCGTGCGGCAGCGCCTGTCGATGATGTTCGAGTTCGCGATCGTGCGCCAGCTCGCGGCAGCCAACCCGGCGGCGCTGATCGCCGGCGAGCTCAAGGCGGCGCCGGCGCAGCAGCGGCATCCCGCCCTGCTCGACATCGAGGCGCTGCGCGCGCTGCTCGCGGCCGCCGAGGCGATCGACGCGCCGGCGCGGGTCAAGATCGCGTCACGCTTCCTGGCGCTGACGGCGGTGCGCCTCTCGTCACTCCGCCTCGCGCGCTGGGACGAGTTCGAGCAGCTCGACGGCCCGGCGCCGCTGTGGCGCATCCCGGCCGCGCACATGAAGCTCAAGAAAGCGAAGAAGGCCGACCGCGCCAACGATCATATCGTGCCGCTGAGCGCCGCGGCGGTGCAGCTGCTCCAAGCGCTGCGCGCGCTCCCCGACGCGGCCGACGACTTCGCCTTCCCGATTCCCGGCGGCGCGATCGGCGCGCTGTACGACAAGGCCGGCTATGGCGGCCGCCACGTGCCGCATGGCTGGCGCGCCAGCTTCTCGACCATCCTCAACGAGCGCTTTCCGCTCGACAGCGTCGCGATCGACCGCGCGCTGGCCCACGCGCCCAGGGGCAAGGTCGAGGCCGCCTACAATCGCGCCGCGCATCTGGCGCGCCGGCGCGCGCTCTTCGACGCATGGGCGGAGATGCTGATCACGTAAAATCATGAGTTTTCCCGACCGCCGCCGATCGCCTCAGCCGGGATCCTCGTGCACGACAGGAACCCAGGCGAGGGAGGCGGCCCAGAGCGTATCGGCGAGCGCCTCCAATATGTCGCGGTGTCGGCTCGGCGACATCATGCGCCCGAGGCTGATCAGCGCCGCGATCACGCTCGACAAGTGGCGCCGCTCCTCGTCGGTGCAAATCCATTCGGTTACCCCGCCGGACTCGTCGGGCTCCTCGCCGAAATCGTCGGTCTCCTCGCCGATGTCCATCATGCCGGCCTCCGCTTCGTCGCCGTGATCTCGATCATGCTCCCGGCCGCCAGCGCCGGCACATAAGGGAGGTTCGCGGTCGCGTCCTCGATATTGTCGCGGATGAGCTCGAAGATGGCGGCGAGATCCTCGCGCACCGACACGCATTCCTCGCGCGCCTGGTCCTGATCCTCGGGGCAGGTGAGCGCCGCCAGCCCGTCGAGCACGCGACAGATGCGGTGGAGCTTGTATTTCTGTTCCTCCGACAGCGCCAGATGGGCGTGCACGGGACCATGCGCGGCGAAATCGCGCAGATCGGCCTGATCCATGACCCACACTCCCTTAGTCGGCCTGGGCGGGCGTGAGGATGAGCCCGGCGCAGTTGATCGCCATGAACACCTCGCGAACGCTCATCTCGTCGCAGAAGCGGACGGCGCGCTCCAGATAGTCGCGGGCGTCGCGCAGCCGGACACGATCGAAAAAGGCGTCGGTCAGCGTCGCGATGCGATCGAGCTCGCCGGCGAGGCGGACGAGATCGGCGCGCACCCGGTTCAGCGGCTGGGCATAGCCCGCCTCGAAGATCGCGCGCAGCGTCCAATAGGCATCGGCCGCGCAGGCCGCCATGTCGGCCGAACCGGCCCAGCCACGTGGCCGGGGCGCCTCGCGGCGGCCGCGCGGGCGCGGGGCATAGGATTGCGGCTGGTCGAGCGCGCGTCCGTCATCCTCGAACCCGTTCCAGAGACTGGCGAGGAGGAGGCGGCGCTTGCCGGCTTCAACGTCGGCGGCGGAGATGCTAGGGCTGTGCGCAGCTTGGGCCATGGGTATGATCCTTGGTTCGAGTTAGGAGCGGTGCGAGGTGCCAGCCTTGCGCCGCTCTGCATTTTGGGATAATCACGAAATGTGACCGCGTCAACAAAAAAGGATATGCCTAAAAAGCGAGGAAGGCCTCCTACGGGCAAGCATCCTCTTATCGGCTTCAGGTCTCCGCCAGAGCTGACCTTGGGAATTGATGGCTGGGCGTCAGAAAACGAAATGTCGCGAGCAGAGGCTATCCGGCATATGGTCCAATCTTTTCTGGACTCTAGAACTCCCCAAAAATAACGATCTCCTAAGAAGAGGAGATATCTATGAGATTCTTGATAGCTTGCCTGCCTATCGTCGTTGCCGTTGGCAGTGCTGCGGCGCCGAAAGGCACTGCCACTCAAGTTGCGAAAAAGCCCGTAGCGGCCGCCATGGCAACACAAAGTTTGCCTATTTTCTCTTTTCTCGGTGACACAACGGAAGCTGTAAGCTCTCGCGCTATGCTAAATAGCTCAAAGTGTACGACGGAACATGAAATTACTGAATGCTCGGATTACAGTCGTCCCAAGATAGGCGGCGTAGACTTAAAAACGTTGTCGATTAAGTACAATAGAGGGTTGTTGTACGAAGTGATCTCGCTGACATGGTCAGATAGATACGCTGCCCTTCTTGAAGTATTTTCATTAAAGTATGGCTCACCCTCATTAACAGTTGAAAAGTGGCAGTCAAAGTCGGGGGCTGTTTTCGATAATTCGATCGCCACTTGGCATTTCAAAAACGGATTGCTGCGGCTGGAAGCTTTAGGACCTGATGTCAACACTGCCGATTTCATATTCACGTCGACTGTTAATGCACCGCCACGGCCCACTCCCAATATAGATTTTTAGCTGCCAGATCCTTGGCCGCGCTCGGCGACCCGGCGCGATGACGCCGGCGCCGGCTTCAGCGCGGCCTAGACCTGGCTCCAGCATCACTGAAAGGCAGTAGGGATGAACGAAGTAACGCGATACCTCCAGGCCAATGCCGAGCTGCAGGCGGCGAGGAAGGACGTTCTCGACATCGCGCGCTGCCTCGCCGATTTCGCGCGCCAGCTCCAGTCGCACGCCAGCCGCGTCGCGTTCGCCGGGATCGACGGCTCCGATCTCGCCGCACGCATCGGGCCGGCGTGCCGCACCTGGGACGCGGCAGCCGCGCCGACGCCCGGCTCGATCCAGGCAGCGCTCGAGCGGCGGGCGCACGCGATCGAGGACGCGCTGGCGGCCTGGGACATGGTGCCGCCCGAGATGCGGTTCTCGCTCGTCGCCCCGCGCACCGCCGACTGACCTCACCTCCCGACCTCGCACCGCCGCGCGCCGCCCGTGACGGCGCGCGCCATTCTAACCTGGGCTCCCCCTGGGAAGCCCCGGACCGGCGCAAGCCGGTCCGTTCCCCCGTCGCCAGTGACGGGGTGAGAGGATGCCTATTGGCGGTGTCGCTGTTGCCTGGACCTCAAATCAACGTCTGGCGAAGCCAGTCCATTCTCCCTTAAACCCCTACCTCCGGATAGAGCCGCAATTATGGACTCGGGCTGGGGTCAGGTTCGAAGTGGCGGCCGAGCGCGGCGAGCGAGCGTTCGAGCGCCAGGTTCGTGACCTTGGGGGGGGGTCGCGTCGCCTGGCCCGCGCGCGCGGCGCCGCCCAGTCGGCCGAGATTGCGTGACAGCGCCTTCTGGAAATAGTGCCAGACGCGCGATGCCATGCGACCTCGAAGGTCGAAGAAGTAGGCGTTGCTGGTCTGCTTGCGCTTGGGGCCTTCGTCGCTGTCGGCGCGGATGGAGCGCCGCACCCACTCGATGAAACCATGGGCATTCAGGCGCTTGATGCTGTCGATCACCACCTGCTTGCAGACGGCCGCCTTGTGCGCGATCGTCTTGTGCTCGGGAAACAGGGCGCCGCTGGCGAAGTCCAGGCAGGACAGGATGGCGTCATAGACCGTGTAATCGGTCCATTGCAGCCGATCGTCGCCCTTGTACTTCTCGGTCTTGTGCTGGCGGATCAGCTGCTTGAGCGTCTCGCGCAGCGCGCCGGTGTAGGCGAAGCCCTGCGCCTTCGTGCCGTCCCCGATCCGCCTGAACACCTTGGCGCGCGGATCCTCCACATCGTAGCTGTGGCGGTGAACGGGGTCGTTGCGCCGCTCGAGGTAGCCGAGCGCCACCTCACCGATGCTGCGCGCGCTCATGGCCGGGTACCCCGGCCGGCGGCTACGACTTGCGCCGCCCCACCAGAAGCGACGACACGGGCGGAAAGCCCTCGAGCAGAAGGTCCGCCCACTCCTGAGCGATTTCCCGACGCCTTCGCAAAAAGCGGGCGCGGTTGTAGATCCCGGCGACGCCCCGCTTGCGGTGGGCAAGCATCCGCTCGATGACCTCCTCGTCGCCAGGGCGTTCGTCCGCCTGCGCTCTCTCGTTCATGATCGTCGAGAAGGACGTGCGCCAGCCATGCGGCACGTGAATGTCGCGAAACCCGGCGGTGATGTAGAGTTTCGAGACGGACACGTCGGTCAGATGCTTGCGGCTGCTGTTCGGGCTGGGGAACGCATAGACCGAGTGGCCGGACAGCGATTTCAGCACCGCCAGCAGCTCCATCGCCTGTCGCGCGAGCGGGACATGATGCTCCCAGGCCGCGTCGAGCTTGCCTTGCACGGTGAGCTTCATCCGCGCCGGCGGGACGATCCAGGTCGGCTCGTCGGGATCGAGCCCGGTCAGCTCCGACCAGGGCGCCGCCTGCACGACGCCGGGACGGGCGGCCGTGAGCGCAGTGAAGCGCGAGGCGAGCTTGACCACCGGATGCCCAGGGATGCTCTCCACCGCCATCAGCATCGCGCGCAGCGCCTCGATCTGCGTGATCGCCGGAAAATGGATCACCGGCGCCGAGCGCACCGGCACGGCCTCGACAGCCGGATTGTCCAGCGCGAGGCCCAGCCCCCTGGCGTACTGGAACACGGCCGAGGCCAGCGTGCGAAAGCGGCGCGCCATCTCCAGCGCGCCCCTGCGCTCGATCTCCTTGACCTGCGCGACGATCATGGGGCGCGTCACCTGCGTGATCGGCAGGCGGCCCATCGGCCTGAACAGCTCCCGTTCGAGCATGTTGAGCGTGCGGTCGGCATGCGAGCGGCCCCACATCGGCAGCTGCTCGGCATAATAAGCGCGCGCGATCGCCTCGACGGTCGTGCCAGCCTCGGCCCGCGCCTCGGCTTTCTTCTGCTTGCGCTCGATGCCCGGGTCGATCCCCTTCGCCAGCCCGCGCCGCGCCTCGTCGCGCATCTCGCGCGCTTCGCGCAGCGTGATCGCTGGATAGGGTCCGAGCACGATTCGCTGCTTCTTGCCATGGATGGTGTAGGACAAGCGCCAGCTCTTGTAGCCAGACTTCGTGACGTAGAGGTGCAGCCCGAGGGCGTCGGTCAGCTTGTAATCCCTGTCCCGCGCCCTCGCGGTCCGGCATTGGGCATCCGTCAGCACGGAATGACCCCGACCGCTCCCCAA